AATTGTAAAACTTTGACCATGGTTATCAGCATTTGAAAACTTAACGTGATAAACTAATTTAGAAGCAGTCTTAGAACCATCCGCTTCGTCATAAATTTTTATCTCAGCGTCAGCTGCACTTGCTTGACCATAAACATTCATGATTCTAGCTTTAGTGATAGTAGTTGCAGTTGTCTTAACATACTTCTGCGCTAAACCATCTGTCGTTATAGGTATAGTTTGTCTAACATTTGATGTTATTGCCATAATTTTTATCTCCTAATTTTACCTAGGCTCCCGAAGGAGCCTAGAATAATATTATTATCTTTGTTGGATAGTTTGTATCCAATCTGTTGCTATTTGATTAGCGTTAGTACCTTTGTTTTCTATGAAAACTTTTAGTTCTAAAGCTATATCATCAGGAACAGTTGATGCTGCTTGCGTTCCAACACAATTACCGTCTAGGTAAAGTTTGTACTGAGCTGAAGTTTGATTCATTTCCGTACCTGCAGGTTGAAAATGAAAACCTAATCTAACAGAGTTAGATGGGATTTCAAATTGAGTTGCAGATTGAGTTGGTATGCTAGAGTCAGCTATAGCGTAAGTACTTCCAGCTGCACTGTCTTTCATATCAAAAGATACACCAGCACCATTCTTCCTAGATAGGAATTGAATAGTTGTAGTGTCTTCTAAGTGAGAAAAACCAATACAGTCAGTTGGTACAGTTGCTGGATCAACAAATGCATTGTCAGCAAAGCCAACAAAAATGTTTCCATCGCTAACATCAGATACAGCAATTCTAGTTTCATACCACCATTGCTTACCAGAGTTATAGTTCCAGACTTCTTTACCAGAAAGACCAGTGATTTCACCAGCCGCTGGAGCATCATCTCCAAGTCTTAGCCATCCACCAGCATAATCTACTAATTGATAGTCAGATCCGCCACCAGATGTCACGTCCCAATCACCTGAATTGTAATGTACCCAGTCGTTTTGATAAGCAACTTCTTGTGCATATCCACCAGTAATTAGGGGTTGTTTGATACCACTAAATAGGGATGTAGCTCCCGATTTACCTCTAACGTTTGTTACGCCAGTTGAAAAGTGTGTAGTCATATTAATCAGCGCCTCCTTGCGCCAGTTACTCTTACTAAGAAAAGAGCAACCAATTTATGATTTATTTATCTTAGTGGTACTTTTATATGCTATATTTGAGTGGAGTGCAAGAGATCCTGTGATGAAGTGCTAATTTCAATGATGTAGCTTTTATATATTAAGTGGCTACTGACACTTCTGGAGCTGAATTAATAATTGCATTTTCTCTATCTGCAATTCTAGCTTCTTCCAGCTTAATCAAAGTGATGACTTCTCTAATTTTGTCATCAATTCTGACCATGTTGAGAGTATATTTACCTTCGTTAAGGTGTTCCTGCTCCCAGCTCAACTCCAAGGACTTTTTTTGTTTGTATAGGTCCTCGATCATTTATAACCTCCTCATAGGTTATCCATTTACGACTTTTGTCATAAAATCCCGTTGTGTCCCACTTTACACTATTTTCTCCCAACTTGTCAACTATAGCATTCTCTATAGATTGGGCACTATCTTCAGCTTTAACAATGAAGGTAGTTCTGTAGCCGTAGGCAATAATGATTACTTTGAAGTCTCTCATAGTCTAATTTCTTACTTTATGTAGAAAATGTGGCGGTTTTTAGGCCGCCACACTTTAATTAATTACGCACCTTCTACGCCAAAGATACCTCTAGGGTCAGATACTCCAAATGAGTATCTTTCTCTAGCTTTGTATCTAACGTTTCCAGTATCGAAATCGCCTTCCATTGCTGTAGACAATGGAGATCTAACGAACATTTTCATGCCGTTAGGAACATCAGTGATGATGTACCAAGAGTCAGCGTCAGTTAGGTAGTTGTTCACTCTGTATCCTTGAGGAATCATACCCATTGAGTTGACAGCGTTGATATCATTATCAGCTGTACCAGTTCTGCCTTGAGACTTCATTAATCTCTCTGCATTAAATTGGTTTTCAGGCGGAACAATCATTTTAACGCCTTTAGCTGCGATTAAAAGTCCACGTTCATCAGTCATTTCTCCAATGTCGATTAGAGATTGTTCTAATGAAGTTTCATTTAAGTCAGCTTGCGTTGCCAATGTGTTCGCAAATGAGCCACCTAATGTAGTGTGCGAAGTGTTAAACAAAGAAACACCATCACCAGAATCAAAGGCATCCGTTGAAGGAAGACCATTGATTAATGGAGCTGCTGCTTTAACTTGTTTAGCGTTCGCCATAGATCTAGCTAAAGCTTTTGTATATCTAGAAGCAAGTCTGTCGTAGAGGTTATCTTCGATAGCTTCTTCAGTTATAGCAAATGCTAATGCTACTGTCTCATGCGTGTAACGAGCTGTGAAAGTCTCTTGTGCATCATCGTAAGATATGCCTTGACCTTCGCCCTTTACTTGCGCGTTTCCGAATCCTGATAACATTACTTCCTCTTCGAAAGCTCTGTCAGAAGATTCTACGTTGTAGATTTCAGCGTGTTGGTTTTCGTATCGCTTGTATTCCAGTCCGAATAAGGCATTCAAACCTGGCTCAAGCTCTTTTACTAATTGTGCTCGTGATATTGCCATGTGTTATTCTCCTTATACGTCTCTTAGGAATTGATTAGCCCTGTTGTTCATAACTACTACAACATCACAACCGGCAGCCGTCACGTCTTCCTGATTTGGTACTTCTGCAGTACGAATCATTCTCCACATATAGCCATCATTGTCTGATGTCGAATAGTTTAGAGTAGCAGTAGACTGACCTGATACACCAGCTCCACCATTGTTCTGATTCATTCTAATTACTAAGCAATCAGATTGAAACGTTGCCAATGATGTCATTGTTGCATCGGATCTTACCATGTACTCTTGAAACGGGTTATCATTAACGAATACCCAACCATTGCTGTTACCTGTATTTGGGTTTGTTGCGAAAGTCTGACTCGCTGCTACAGAATTTGACCATGTAGGTTTACTTGTAGTTCCATCAACGTAAAATACGCCGTTTGAAACTCCTACACATACTTCTGGAGTAGTTGTGTCAGCATCCCAAGAAGCTCCACCTGTTCCACCATCGTCCATAGTAGCCGGGGCTAAACTTTGCATGTAGCCGTCGTCACCTGAACTGTCTTGTGGTCCAATTGGTTCGTTCTTAAGGATTCTCACGCCCAAACCTGAAAGGATCTGATATTTAGATTGCCCTTGAGTTGCTGGTACATTACCAAGCGTCTCAATAGCTCTAAAACCATACCCTGTTGTACTAGTGTTAGCCATAGTTTGTCGTTCTCCTAAATGTTCATAGTATCACCTATGAACGGGTTATTATTAAAATCGATAGTAGGGATTAACCCACGAATTCCTAATTAGGACTTCTTTGTACCACCGAATGTTACACGAGATTGTCGATCAACATTGATCGGCATACTCTTATGCTGCTCTCTCATCAGATCGTTTGTTACTGCTTCATCTAGACCATCAGCACGTTTTTTAACGTAATCAGTTCTAGCTTGTGCGATCTCTTCAGTTACCTTCGCAAGCAAAAGGCCACCAACGCCGATCATCCCCTTGTATTTTCCCGAGTCTATGACTGGGAAGTCAGAAGCGTTTTCGATTTCTTCGGCTCTTACTAATTCATAACCAGATCGTAAACGACCTTGTATGTTTTTAGAATCGTCGAATCCCATCGATTCAGCTCTGATCCATCTGTACCTGAATCCATCAGGAGCAGGGGGTGCATCTAGAGAAGATGGAGGAACCCACACTTTTGGTCTTTCAGTCTTTGACCGTGTTTGGTTCGCACGAGAAGTTTTGTTTTCTTGTTTTTTCATACGCTATACCTCCTTCGTGAGTTTTAGTTGTTTTGCGTAATCTTCGAGTGGCACACCTAATTTTTTCGCTATTGCGACTTGTGAAGATGTGAGTTTCACAGTTTTGCGACCAGGTTTTACGCTTCTATTTGCTGAAGCCACCGACTGTACGGGTCTAGTCGTTTTCTGTTGTTCAGTATTACCAAACCTATGCGGAAAGTCAACTCTTATTCGTTTATCAACTTCTTCATAGTACTCATTAGATTGAGGGTCGTACCCTTCCTTCTCTACTAAATCCTTATGGATTTCAAAAGCCGTGAATGTCATGGCTCTATCTTGTCCAAACCATGAGTTCTTAGCTGCCCAGCCTTCCGCTCTTGGATCACTGGGTTCTCGAGAAGGTAAATCTCTCGGAGTTTGTGCCGGTAATTTACCACCGTCAGATAATTTGACGTCTTCTCTACCTTCTTTTATTTGCTGCATTTTCGCATTCTCGAACGCCAATGTAGCAATTCTCTTGTTTGCATCGACTTGAGCTTTAGCATCACCAGACTCAATAGCTGCGGCCAATTCTCGTTGCGCCGCGTCCATACCTGTCTTGACGTTTTCTTCAAATCTCTTTTGATAATCAGAATCCATTTTGAAAAATTTCTTCTGTTCAACTTGTCTTTGCTGTTCAACAGCTCTTGCGTATTCAGTGGCTGAATCCCTCTGCCTCTCTGCTTCACGCATTTTCCGAGTTAGCTTAGCTATTCTTGATTGAACACCTTTGCTGTACTCTTCAAGTTTACTGTCGTCTTCTTTTGTTTCTTCTTTAATTGGTTCTTTGGTTTCTGGTTCGTCTTGTTGAACATCTTCGACTATCTTTACGTCAGACTCTTTCTCTTGAGTCTCAACAACTGATTCATCTTTTTCTTCAGGAACATTTACTTCAGCTCCTGGTCCAGACGTATCAATATCAACAGTCTTCTGTTCTTTCTCTGCTATAGGTTGTTCCTTAGCGTTTTCTGTTGGCATAGTTATCCTCCTATGGTTAATATGCGTGAATTAGACTTTTAGGGTCTTTCACGGTCGCCAATATTTCGTCATCGTTAAGAAGACGAATTTCCCCACCTTCGATTTGTAAACGCGATCCCGCGTATCGTGCGAAGACAACCCAATCGTTGACCTTGCACCATGGACCTTCTGGATAACGCTCTTTGTCGTTATAACATTGTGGTCCCATTGCTAATACTAAACCACATTGAGACGCCACTTGTTGACGTTCCAAAGTTGTTTCAGTTACTAACACTCCCCCTGCCGTTTTCTCATCCATTTTGAATGGTAAAACGATCATTCTCCAACCTGTCGGTTTTGGAATCTGTTCTTTTTCTAATTTTTTTGGTTCTTTAGGTTCAGACGGTTTAACGCCTACTAAAGTTTTATCTGGTAATTCTATTTTAGGTTTTTGGTTTGTTGGCGATGTCGACAATGTTTCTTTTTGCATTTGGCTCCTTATCATCTAGCAGGTTAGAGATTTCCTGACGCACTGACTCCAGTGCATTAATTTGACCTATTATATACTTATAAGTTTCCATATTGTCAACCCCTCCAGAGGTAATTGACACGGAAAGCGATTGAATTCTTCTTTCAAGTGCTCTCTTTAATTTGTAAATCAATGTGTCTGTATCCATACTGCTTTCTTTAGTTGGTTTATATTTTCGGCATTTTATAGCCAGGATTACTATAGAACTTTTGTAAGCTCTTGTTTCCTACGTTAACTCCTCCTAAGTTTCCATGCACATAACTTCCAATGTAAGGTTCCGATACTCCACCTTGAGCCATACCTTTTCTTTTGTTGGCCATCTTCTTAAATGTTTTAGCAAGAGCTTTTGCTCTGCCTGTACATCCAGGTTTTGTAATTGGGGTACACTTTCCTTTAGTGCCTCTTTTTTTAATAGATTTATTAACTTTCTGAATCCAGTTCTTAGCCATTATTTATCCATTATATTTTTTTGTTTTTTTAAAGTTTCATTAAGCTTACCTAATGACTTTGCTGTGTCTTTAATTCTTTGAACCGCTGAATCGCCTGCTGATTTTAATGTAGATAGA